GAGCACGGCAGTCTTGGCCAGGTCGGCGGCAGGACGTTCGAGGGCGGCGTACGCCTCCTTGTTCTTGTGATCGATCAGAAGCGTACCGTCAACCGGAGGGCTGTAGTTCCGGGATGTAATGCCCAGAAGAGAGCCGAGGAAGAGATCGATGGCCGTGATGGTGCCGACGATCGCCTCGACGTGCGAGAACCCCCATGCAGCAGCCAGTGCCGTGTATAGCGTGGCCAGTGCAGGAAGAACCACCTGTGCGACGAACTTCAGGGCGTCGTAGGTACGGTTACTCATGTGCGTCCTTCTCCTTGTGAGACGGCAGTAGAGTCAGCTCATGCATGAGCCTCTGGGCCGAGCCGTTGCCTCCCAGAGCTTTGTAGGGGTCATACAGATATATGCGAAGGTCATCATACTCAGAGTGAGTGAGCCATCCCCGAGCCAGGTATCCCTCAGCGATGGCGACAAGCTGAATATGCGCCAGTCCCACAAGAAGCTGCGAACGCGCGTCCTTCTGCTCTCTTCGGGTCTGAAGAAATGCCCACAAACCCGAAGACCCCAGTACCGATACCACGATAGTGATCGTCAGTTCCAGGGTGTGTGACATCAGTTAGCATCTCCTGAGATACAGACGAAAGGACGGAGACCGGCAGTTGTGTTCCAGATACGATTAGTCAGACGGTAGTCCGCCCAGCAGGTGAAGTAGTTGTACCAGCACTTGTCCCGCAGCCAGAAGATCTGGTGGGGATTCGGGATGCCCATACCCTGCCGGTAGTAGGAGAACTGCTTTCCTGTGATGTGCCCGGCCGCGTTACGGCCAGCCTGAACAGGAGCCATGAGCCTGGCTCCGAACATCATGACCTCATCCGGGATCGTGGAGTAGATGCCCCCACGAACAAGAATGTCGTCTGAGGTGTATGGAAAGGTCGTGCTTCCGGCATAAGAGTTCGCCAGAACGTCCTTGTGCCCCATGATGTACTCGTCGCCGAACAGCGCCGCGAACTGCGGCTTGAGCTTGGACGCTGCGTCATACATCAGCGAGTCGCAGTAGTTCTTCAGCGGGTCCTCGGCCTTTGTGGCGAAGGTAGCGCTAAGGCTTCGGTCGGGCATGACCACAATGTGGTTCTTGACGCCCTCCTCCGTACCCCTGAAGTAGTTGAAGTCGACGATCATCCACCGGACGTTGTTGTACAGCCAGTAGTCCCCAAGCCACAGGTCCTGGAACGATCCGGTCCGGATCGCGTCCTTGTGGGCCTGTCTGAATTCGTTGCCGAGAGACGCTCCGCGAACGATCTGGTTGTGGGTGAACTGGTAGTCGGAGAACACAGCGAAGCGAAAGTCGGAGCAGGAGATCCGTTTCGTTGTGCTTTTGCCCGGGTTGTCGAGGACGATATAGTCCGATTCCTCGTTATACCGGACGATCGGAAGATCGGAGATACGCATGAATCACACCTTAAGCTCGTAGACGAGTTTTCCTTGAACGGGCGTAGTACGGTCTACCAGAACCTGCCCGTTGGACCATACTATGTCCTGGTAGATCCTAAAACCCGCGGTCATCCCCTGGAGCTGGGACTTGATCGCCGCGATCTCGTTGACGACCTTCTTGTTGGTGTCGCCATTCATCGTGTTGATCAAGGTGTCTTTCCAGGTGTTGTAGTCGGCCAGTCGTTCGGCCTTCCACTCATCCAGGTCGGTCTTGACCTCGGCACTGTAGTTCTTCGCCCACTCCTGGAACGAGTCGTCCCAGCGCTTGAACAGCGTATCGCCATCGAGGTGGTCGACGATGCCCGTCACAAACGGACAGTTCGACTGCCCTCGATTGTCGCTCACCTGCTTGGGCGCCGTGCCGGCCTTGTACTTGCTGTCCATGAACAGGTAGAAGAGCGGGTAGCGCGACTTGATCTCGTTGTTTGTGCTGGTGACGTCCGGACGAGTCGCGCCGTCTTTAGGAACGCCGTTGACAATCTCGAGATATGCCGAGCGCTGGTCGTCCGACCGGTCCACTGTGAGCACAAGTGCGTCCCATCGAGGAAATGTCGGGTGCGCCGGGGAGCCGTCGATCTCGATGATGGCGTCGTTGACCACCCACGTGTGATTGAACCAGGCGCGGCCGCTGTCCACCTGAATAGTCAGGCTGGACGCGTCCTTCATCCGAGGACGAAAGCCGTTCAGAGCCGTTGCGTAGATCCCGTCATGGATGAGCCCATCGAACATGCGCCCGAAGTCAAGCGCGGAGTATTTTCGGTCTCCGTCCTTAGACGGGTAGAAACCCGAGGTAAGTGCCATTCTCCCTCCTCAGTGGTGCCAGGCCGATGACTCATCAGGCTTGGTGAATGTCGGATAGAACTTGTCGCCCTCGGACTCGGAGGAAGATCGGGTGTACTCCGTAAGGATCGCCTTCTCAGACAGACCATGTCCGTTCTCCAGCTGAACCAGGTCCCCCATGAAGAAGTCCTCGCCGTAACGATACATCGTCGTCATGTCCGCCTCGCCGGTGTACACGGTCTTCTTGCCGTGCTTGTAGAGCTCGTCGTTGCAGGCGTCCTCGATCTTCTTGAGCACCTGCTCCTTGGACATCGTCTGCTCGCCAAGGACCGAGTATTTTGACCCGTTCCGGTCGGATCGAACACCGGTCATCTCGTTGATCTGAATGTTCTTGAGATAACCCTCTCGGCGTTCCAAACCGGATAGACCGATAGTCTTGGACGTGTTCGCCAACTGGGTCTTCGGTTTTGTGTCGCCGTACTCATGCGCTTCACCAACGCTCTGGCTGCTCACGAGACCAGAGTAGATCACCGACTTGTAGTCTGCCACGGACTCGACGTAGACCGACTTGGACAGGTTGTCCATCTTGGGTGAGAATATGACTGGCGAGCGTATGGTCTGCTCGCGAGTCCGGTCGAGCCCTTTGTACACGTAGCCCCACCAGCGGAACGGATTGCCGATCTCCAGATCGATCGCGAACCCGCCGCCGTAGTACCCGAGAATAGTGGTCACGATCTCGTACAGACTGCCTTCAAGCGTTGACGAGAGATCGATCGAGTACTGGCTGAGCCTCAGATCGGATCCGGGTCCGGCGGGTTTGCTGTGCTGCTCGGCAACCGTGGAGAAACGGCGCTGGGGCAGCTTCATCTCCGCCCCGTCTCGACCGAGCAGAACCTCTGCCGGGAGGTCTTTAGGGTTCGCCATCCACCGTAATGCGCCCACATGGCGCGGGAGTGTTGGCTTTCGAAATGCGAAGGCATCCGCAACCAGAGAGGTGATGATGTTGTCTCCGAAGTCGTTAAAACCCCTGACGTAGTAGAACCAAGGATCATCGCTGGAACGAATTGGTCCCACGATACGTCGATCGAGAATGGACTCCAGGGATCGTCCTGTGATCTTGATCTCGCTGGCCTTGTTGTACTCCTCTGTCCACTCGAGCTGCTCGATGATCATGAGTTTCTGCGACTCGGGAGTGAAGAGATACGTGTCGAGGCGGAACTTCTCGTAGTTCTCGTACGTACCCGGAACCACCAGCTCGAAGTCGCCGTACTTGTTGTAGCGCTCCGTCCAGATAACCGACTTGTAGTCGTCGATAACGTACGCCAGGTTGAGCCCCTTGTCGAGAACGGCTAGATACACTATACCCCCTGATAGAGAATATCGCGGGAAAGAGATACCTTAGCGCCATTACCGACATTGATCGTGTAGTAAAGACGGTTCTCTCCCGGATACAGCATGAGCCAGTCCGAGTTGATGTCGAGAAGATGGAGCGCCTTCTCGGACTTGCCGTTCCGGATACGAGTAACGCTCTTGTGCCCGACACGAGTATTGATGTAGAATCGATCGCCCGCCTTGGCTGGTTGCGTCGTCGCAGCATCTGGGTGCCACTTGGTGGTGAGCGTCAGGTGCTGTCCGCGGATATCGTCATATATAGAGATCGGAGTGGCGTTGTCCTTGAGGATGTCGATCATGATCGTGAACCCCGCAGGGACGTCTCCGCCATTCTCCAGAATGACGGAAGGCAGCCCGACGGTCTTCGAGAATATGAGCGTAGGACTCGCCTCCGGTGGAGTGTCCTCCCAGTCGAACTCGAACGCTGCGTGCTCCTGGACGAAGGGGAGGTAGTTCTCAGTGTCGGCAGCACCGTCCGACCAATAGCCATCAGGACAGATCAGCGTTACCTTGACCGCCTCTTCGTTGGAGAAGATGTCGGGCTCGCTGGACTCGACATACCCGAGCGTCTTGACGGTTCGCGTATCGGTCCTGACAACGATCGTAACCGGCTGCTTGATCGGCAGAAGGTTGTAGATCCGGTGCCGAGAGCGCTCAACCGTAGGAACAGCGAGCGGCAGCAGGGTGAGTGTGATGGTTCTCATGCCCACCCTGCTGCCGTTGAACATCGCCGAGTCCGTCAGAGACAGTGCCGTGGTATTGATCGTAGCCTTCGCGGGACCGAGTCCGTCGACAGACTTAACGACAATTCCAGTATCCTCTGGCTTGTCGAGCTCCAGCAACAGACCTTCTCGGTCCGCGGGAATAAGCTCGATAGATCGTATCACAGCTTGAATATCTCCTCTCGAAGACCGACCAGCTGACTCCTCGTCTGACGGTAGATCTCCGCCTCGGACAGTGCCTTCGGCGAGGTGTTGTACTGGTTGAAGATGACATCCCCTCTAGGCGATTTGTCATCATTTTGAGGCTTCGCCGGTTCCTGGTTCGCCGCGAGCTTCGCTGCGACTGCGTTGGCCATGCCAAGCGATGTCGGAACGGAGGTCCCCAGGTCCGAGATCGCCTTCGATGCGTCATCGACCTCAGACAGGTCGACAACCGGTCGAATGGTCGGGTCCTCAAGATCCGACAGCTGGTCGTTGATGGTGTCCTTGAGCGTAAGGCCCTTCGCGAATGTGTCGCTCACAGCCTGCGCGGAGTTGGCAGTAGCACGAATGGCGTTCTGGTTCCTGGCGATACCGACTGCAAATCCTTGGATGGTGTAGTCACCGATCTCACGGAACACCTTCGACGGGGACGCGATTCCGAGGAGTCGCTTGGCCGCATCGATAGCGTTCTTGCAGACGCTCTTGACCGCGTTCACCAGACCCTGCGCCGCGGCTCGGGCGCCCGCCTTCATGCCATTGATGATCGCTCGCCCCATGCTGCGAACAGTCGGACCAATTCGAGACCCGAACCCGGAGGCGAAACGCCCGAATCCGACAACTATAGCATCGACCACATTACCGACAGCATCTCCAACCGTCTGTGAGTTGTTGCGGATGGCGTCCGCGAACCCGTTCAGGAACGATATGGCCACATCGAATGCCGTCTGGATCATCGTGGGCAGGTTGTCCGTGAATGCCTGTGCAAGGGTCTGCATGGTGCTGGTGGCCTGCGCAATGACATCCGGCCCGTGGTCCTCAATGGCCTGGAGGAACGCGATGAGCATGTCCGACGCCTTCTGGGCGAGCTCGGGCGTGTGATCCGTGATCGTCTGCATGCAGGCGATGAGGATGTCCAGGAACGCGCCGGTCATCCTCGGAATCGACAGGACCAGAACGGTACAGAGAGCATCGATCAGCGCGACCAGTGTCTGCGTGGCCTGAGGAAGCGCATCATAGATAGCCCCGAGAGCGGCGATAAGGAGCGCTGCAAGAGCATTCCGAATGATATCACCGTTCTCGGCGAGTACCGCCATGATGTTGATTACCGCTTGAGCAAGCGCCGTTCCCAGTATCGGTATGAGCTCGATGAGCTTCGCCAGGACCGCGATACCCGCACCTCCGGAGGCAGCAAGGGTTGTGAGACCGCCGGCGAACAGTGTCATGCCCAGACCCGCCAGTGCGGCAGACGCGCCGATAAGCGCCATGGCTCCACCGAGAGTCCACAAGCCAACGGCATAGTTCTGCGCTGCTGCTGCGGCCTTGATGAGTATCCATAAAGCGATCCCCATCGCGGCAAGAGCAACGCCAAGCGCTTTGACCGGGATTGCCGCTAGGCGCTCAATCGGACCGATCAGCATTCGCATTGCGGCGGCGAGAAGGAATATCGAGGCCGCTCCCTCTATGTCCCCCTCCGCCGACTTCGCAGCGGCGATGAGGATGGCCAGGGTCGCAGCCATCTTGATAGCGCCCTCGAGATAGGTCCCCCAGCTCATGGCCGCGAACATGGCGATGATACCAGCAGCAACCGCGACCGAGGCGACGAGCGCAATCAGCGTCTGTGCCGCTCCGATGTTGACATAGTTGTTGAACGGGAGCAGAGCCGCCACCAGCAGTGCGAGAACTACCGCCATTTTGAGGACTCCGGACAGATACTCGCCCCAGGACATACTGGCGAAGTCCGCAATAGTCTTGGCGACGAGTCTGAGTGACATCGCGACCGACAGGAAGAGCAGCGCAGACGATGGCGTCACGTTCCGAGCGCCCATCAGTGCGTACATCGTAATAAGCGTCATGATGACGCCCATCGCGAACAGTCCCTGAATGAGAACCTTCGTCGGCATCGACCCGAGGATGCGAACTGCGATGGAGATAAGCGACAGACCGACCGAGATCCCGATCATTGTGCCGAGACCGACTGTGACCTCGCCCTTCTGCTTCGACAGCTCGCCGAACATCGTCGTGGTCATTCGCATTACGGCGAACAACGCGGCAGTGCCCTTGATGATATCGCCCCAGGACATGTCCCCTAGCTTGACAAGCGCACCTGCTGCGGTACTCAGTGCGAAGCTTACCAGGACAAGCGATGCGGCTCCGACCAGGTAGTCCTTCGTATCCTTGAGGTTCTCACCCATGCTCTTCGTGGCGGAAGTGATCATGGCGAATACCGCGGCAAGAGCCACTGTGGTGACCAGCAGCTTGTCGGCGGGAATCTGAGCCAGGATCCACATGGCCGCAGCCAGGACGAGAAGTGAGGCGGCGTAGATGAGCACCGACTCGGCGATCGTCTTCTTGGCATGAGCCTCGAAGTTCTGCGACAGTGACGAGAAGACGTTTCCGAACTTCTCGATCTGCTCCTTGATGACGTCGAGCATGGGCGCCATCTCCTGCGCCCTCTTCTTGATCATCAGGATGCCCGCGACGATACCGCCGCCGGCAAGAAGCGTTCCAAGGCTGCGAATCTTCTGCTCGGTGAAGTCGAACTGGAAGTTCTCCTTGAGGGAGGCCCAGCCCTCCTTGACCGCGTTGGAGAACTCTGCGAACCCCTTGATGACGGTAACCAGTGCTCCGCCAACGGCCTTGAGACCCTTGACGACGAGCTCCGGAATACCGCCATAGGCGTTCTTGAAGTTCTCCCATCCCCGAGAGACTCGCCCACCAAGATCGAGCGCGGTCCAGAACTCGCCGATCGGACCGATAGCGGCCTTGATGTGATCGACGAACGTCTTGAGCCTGCCGCCGAGGTCCTGGAAGAACGCCGTGAGATTGGACGTATCCATGTCCTTGAAGGACGCGAATGCCGCCTTGATCTCCGCCCCCATTGTGCCGAAGTCGAACTTGGGCAGATCGAAGCTGAAGCTGGGGAGCTTGAAGCTCTTCAGCAGCTCCCACTTGCTGGAGACGCCCTGAGTCTCCATCATCTCTGTGCCGAGATCATGGACACTCGTCTTGGCCTCGGAGAACCAGCCGACAACCGCGGGCATGTGGTTGGAGATCTTCTCGGCAAGCTTGTCGCCGAACTCGTTGACCTTGTCCGACGCCTTCAAGACCTTCTCGGTGAAGGCATCTACACCTGGAACAAGCTTGTTCGCAATCTTCTCTCCGAAGGCCTCGGCCTTGTCGGGAAGCGAGTCGAAGAACGCCTGAACCTTCTCCAGAGCAGATCCCATACCCTCAGCGGATCCGGAGAACAGTCCGAAGAAGGAGCCGAGAGCCCCGATAACAGCCTTCGCGGTCTGCGACTGCTCGACCAGGGCCTTGAGCGGATCGAGCACAGCATGTATCGACTTGGAGAATACGCCCTTGATGGCCTTGCCGAGTCTCTCGAATGCCCCTCTGAGCATAACCACTGGAACATAGAGCGTGTAGTATATACCAGAGGCGAACGAGCCGATGAGATTTCGCATGAAGATAACCACCTCGCGGAGATTATCAAATGCGTGACTCAGGGCATGTACGGCCTTTCCGCCAAGATCAAGGCTGTTGTACCACAGATCGAGCTTGACGATCAGGTCGCTGATCGCGCCCGTGCCGTTTCCGATTCCGAGCATGAACCACTTGATAACATCGGTGGCTCGCTCAAAGGCCGTGACGAACAGGAATCCTACAACCTGTGCTACATCCGAGAACACACTCCATAGAATGTGCAGGACTGCCCATCCGCCCTTGGCAATACGGAACACGTTATCGCATGCCGTCTCCGACATTCGGAGGTGCTCCGTGAAATCGGCCACGGCTTTTGTGACGTTGTAGAGTCCTTGCGCGGTGGGTCCGGTGAATACATCTGTAAACGCATAGCCTACAGCAGCAATCGGATCCCACAGCAGTCGGAATATATTGTACAGAGCACGAAGAAGCTCGACGCGACCGCCAAGATCCTTCCATCCGAGTAGAAGATTATTCCGAGAGCTGGCAATACCGGACAGAAGGTCCGTAATGAACTTGCCGATACCAGACCAAAGGGCTTTGGCCTCCTCGAAGTCACCAACGATGAGTCGCCACGTAGTCGCCCATCCAGAGCCAAGCTCCTCACGCACTGTGTCGACCAGCTGCGAGAACGTCTTGATCTTGGTGGCTGCGTCGAGAGCAGTGCTCGCGAACTGCATGATCTCCTGGGTCTGCTCCTCGGTGTAACCCATAGACCGGATAGTGGCCTCATCGAGGTCTCCGGTCATGAGCGTCAACGTCTCGAGCATGACCTCAGAGGTGAGCCAGCCCTCCTGGAGAGACTCGCGGAAGGACCCCTGCTTCTCGATAGCGGCGTCGACTGCCTCGCCGTGAACACGAGCAGTTCTCTTGAGCGCCTCCTGCATCTGCTCGCCGCCCATACCGGCGTTCTGCACGGAGTTCCAGTCCATCAGCCGCACAGTGCCGGCAGCGATGGCCTGCGACAACTGGTACATGGCAGTCGACGCCTGCTGCGAGCTGGAGCCCGATGCCGCCGCCAGGTTCGACAGACCCTTGATAGCGGAGACAGACTCCTTGAGACCGACACCGGCAGCGGTGAATGTCCCAATGTTTCGCGTCATCTCCGAGAAGTTGTAGATCGTCTGGTCGGCGTAGGTGTTGAGTTCATCGAGCGCCGCGTTGACGGTCTCGATAGTCTCGCCCTTGGACGCCGTATTCGCCAGGATCGTCTGAACGGAGTTGAGCTGGAGCTCGTACTCGCTGAAACCCTCGAGGGCTGGCGTGATGGTAAGACTCTTAACCAGGTCGGCGCCGACCGAGGCGGCCTTCACACCGATTCCAGCCAGAGACGCTACGCCGGCGACCTCCATGAGGCCCATCTTGTCGACGACATTCGCCGCACCACGGACTGCGTCTCCGAAGGTCAGGTTCCTTGCCGCGTCAGCAACCTTGGCTATACCTGATGTCGCGTTGTCAAGCTGAAGTCCCTTGTCCAGTGCCCGAATTCCGGCAAGAGACTCCTTGATTCCGGACATGAACTGTCCGTTGTTGAACTTGATACTTACGACGCGCTCGTCGATTGTAGCCATGATCACGACCTCAGTAGTCTGCTGACGCGGTTCTCAATCTCATCGAAGACCGGACGCATCGCCGGATTGATATAGTCTCGCCCTTGCACGTATCCTCCGGTGCCGGTGCCGTGCCCGTACTGAAGGATGATGGCAATGGGAACACCATTTTGACGGTTGCTGTTCTTCCAGACAAGAGAGACGCTGCCTCGTGAAGTTCTGACCTCAAAGCTCCACGAGGCAGCAGTCGCTCCCGTTCGAGTAGGTGTCGCAGACGAAAGAGCGTTAACGCCCATCTGTCCGCAGCTCTGAAGAACGGACCTCATCCCCGAAGCATCGAGCTTCTTGAACCAGTTCTTAGTGTCCTGGAAGTCTCCGTGCCACTCCAGGGATGCTCCATCCATACTCAGGTCTTCCTCGGTGCAGTGCAGGCGGTCATGTACACTCCGCCCTCGGCCTCCGAGTAGACACGAACGCTGGAGTCCGCGGCACGAATAGTGGTGTATCCGCAGATCTTCCAGTTGTTGTCCAGCAGAGGCGCGTAGGCGTTCTCATACACAGTGATGTTATTCGGGAGCTTCCCGAACCAGTTCCATCCTCGTTCGACCTGAATCTCTCCGCCGTTCGTACCGCCGATAACGGTAACGTCAGTGAGGCTGAAGACGGCCCAGAGGCGCCTGTTGCCCGTATCACGCGGACCGGTGACATACGCCGGCGAGAAGTTCGGTGAGGAGAACCACTTGAGCTTCGTGGCTTCCGGAGTATCCTCCAGCTGTAGCTCATAGTAACCGGGATATCCGGACCTATCCGTGACAAGAGTTACTGGCTTACCAGTTCCAGGATCACCCTTCTGGCCCTTCTCGCCAGGAGGTCCGGGATCACCCTTCTGGCCCTCCTCGCCACGGGGC